CCTTATAGGGGGGTTTTGGCCTGTTTTCATCGGGTGCGCTGGGTGGCGGGGCGGGGGGCAGGCATCTTGAACTTGTCCCGCTTGGCATTACAGTGCGGGAATAATCCGCACGCGTCGGAGTTCACGGCGCGCTGGATCTCCCTCGCCCTGGCACGCGTCCAGAAGTGGCTGCGCTTGTACATCTGCCCGATGGTTCGCGAGGACAGGCAGCCGGGCAGAGAGAGCGACCAGCGGATGAGCTCGACGTGACGACGGAAGCGGTAGTCATCGGTCAAGGCCAGCGCGTCGATGAAGGCCTTGAGCATCACGCCGACATGATCGCGGGAGATGAAGGCATCGACCTCGGTGCGTGCGTTGTCTCCGTCCTTTGTCGCCCATGCCGGATGATTGGGGTCGATGTCGAACACGTGCTTGCTCGGCACCATCTCGCGGTAAGGCAGGACGCCTTGCTCTCGCATCTTGTCCTGGACCTTCTTCGGCTGAGAGAAGAACCAAGCATCGAACGACTTCGCATCCTTCGCAGGTGCGGTCAGGTCGTTTAGCCTAGCGCGTGTCACGTAGAACAGAGTTAAGGGTCTTGACTGCGGGGCAAGTGGCAAAGGTTGTGCCATAGCCCGTCGCTATCGAACCTGAGGAATCCGCAGCGGGTGAAGCGGTAGGTGAGTGATGGATACTTGCCGTCGTAGTCCAGATGCTCGTCGACCAGGGCACGCAGTTCGGACGGGGACATCTTCTCCGGCCATGCTTGGACGATGATCCTGAGTTGTTCGTTGTTCCTGTCCCTGACTGCCTTTGCCTCCTCGGTGGCCTGCCTGCGGATAGCCTCCATCTTCTCCGGCTGTTCCCTCCAGGCTTTCTGGCGGAGACGAGTCAGGGCCAGCTTACGCAGGACCCACCCTCTCCGCGCGGTGGTACGGTTAGGTTTGGTCATCGCGTAGAACTTGCCTCCTCGCCAGAGACTCGGTCGAACCCCCAGCGTAAGCGACAGGGGGTGAGACTAGAGTCACCCCTTGTACGTAGTACAGGGGACGGAAGTTGAGTTGGAAGTTGAGAGTGGGTAAACACGGGGGTGAGGGGTGGGGGTACGGGTATTGACCCTCAGTTGACCTTAAAACGCCTTGGCGACCCCTTGGCGTGGCTGGAATCGCTATGCCTTGGGGTGGACTCGGGTTCGCTTTCGGAGGGGGGCTGGCTGTATTCCCAGCGGATGACCCCCTTCTCGGCGGCATGGCGGATGTAAATCTCGCCCTTGAACTGGTTCGCGTGGTCCTTGAGGCCGGCACGGCCACGGCGCTTGGTCAGGCCGAACTTGTAGATCGGCTCCTCGCCCTGGCATCGGAAGAGGACGGCGACCTCGCGGAACCAGTTGGTGAACTCGGACGACCCTAGGCCAGCGTAGGCTAGGTCGGCGACGGTGTGGCCCTCCTTGTCGCTGGCGGCCTTGGGCTTGCCGGTGTGGTGCATGGCGACGAGGACGGCGCCCGTCTCGAGGAGGATGGGGGCGAGGTCATGGCGCAGGAACTTGGACGCCTGCTCCTGATCGGAGACGTCGATGCCGGCGAAGGAGAGCAGCGGGTCGACGAAGACGATGTCTGCCTGCTGGTCGATGACGAGCTGACGCAGGGCGGCGGTGAAGGTCGTCCCCGTGCTGACGGTGTCGCGGAAGATGGCGAGGTGCTCGCGGAGGGTGGCCTTCTCGTCGCTGTCGAGGTAAGCGCCTGCGATGACGTCCTGAAGGGCTTCGGAGATGTCGCCCGCGTCGTTCTCAGCCTGGAGCACGACGGCGCGCAGGGGCTTGGCAGGCTTGATGCCGAAGAAGTCACGGCCTAGGCACCAGTGGACGGCGGCCTGCATCATCAGGGACGACTTGCCCGTGCCGGACTGACCGACGATGAGCATCGAGCCGCCTTTGCAGAGCCAGCGGTGTGAGCCTAGGATGCAGGACGGGTCTTCCTTGCGCTCAAAGGAGAGCAGGGCGTCGAAGTCCATGCGCTGCGGACCTCCGGCCTTGGCCTTGCGACCCTTGCGGGATTCGGCGAGGGTGGCATAATGGTCGAGCAGGGTGTCCGGGTCGGTGGCCTGCTTGGCGGCGTCTAGGGCACGGCGAAGGATGGCGGCATCGGCGATCAGGTCGGCGTGCTCGGGTCGAAAAGCGGACTGGCCGACATCGCTGACCAGGAGCGAGACGGTGGCCGCGTCGATAGGCGACCCCATGTCACGGAGACGCTGGCTGACCGTCAGCTCGTCGGCGGAGATGCCGTCGGCGCCGAGGGAGAGCATCGCGGAGACGATGTCCTGATGGGCTGGCTCGAAGAAGTCGGAGGGCTTCAGGTCGCCCGGTAGCGGGAAGGCTTCGCGCAGGATAACGCCGAGGAGGTGGCGTTCCGCCGGCACGTTGTTCGGAGGAGTCATGGAAGAAGAAGGTTTGGGTTTGGGGGCGTGGGTGCCCGAGGTCAATATGCTTTAACGGAAGAGGGCAATGACGGCGCTCTCGAGGTAGTAGGCGTTGCGATGGATGCCGATGATGCCTCGACGCGTCTTGAAGTAACGGGGCTTGAGTCCTGCCCGGGCGATGCGGGAGCGGACGGAGACGTCGGAGAGTTTGACCTTCACGGCGACGTCGACGATGCGTACCCATCCCTTGGGGACGGTTTCCTCCTGGTGCTCGAAGACTCGGGTCGCGGCCTCGGCGATCGTGCGGTAGGGCGGGACGGGCTTGTAGACGTAAGCCATGTGGCATTGCCCGGTCCTAGCCTTGAACTGATGGGGCTGGCGTTCCAGCAGGCCGCGGCGGTAGAGGTCGAGGGCACGGGATGACGCGTTGCGGGTGTGAGCCATCCGCAGCTCTTCGCGGATCTGGTCGACGGTGAACCAGCCCTTGGGGGCGGGGATGTCGCCTTCGGAGCGTAGCGCCTTGATGAGGGCGAGAGGGTCGAAGCGCCTCATTTGGATTTCGGGGAGAAGACCTTGAGGTCTGTCGTCCAGACCCATCGGGAGCCGACACGGTGGACAAGCCAGACCTTCCAGTCCTTGCCGTCGACCCAGCCTGCCGCGAAGCCTGACCCCCAGCGGGAGGTGGCGAGCCTGTGCGACGCGTAGGCCATGGCGTCCTTCTGGCAGAGACAGCCGGCGGAGAACGCGGCCCCGCCTTCGGCCTTCGTCAGGTTGACCTGGCTTAGGGTGTGGGTGTGCCCGTGGATCAGGGCGCCGCCTCGGTCGGCGTAGTGGCGACCCTGCTCGGGAGTGGCGTTTACGCCGTGTGCGTAGCCGTGCACGAAAGCCACCGGGCCTAGGCGGTAGACGCCTTTCTCCGCGTGGTAGTCGAGGATGGTCTTCGCCCCGCAGCTCTTCGCGGCGGTCTTGATGCGAGCGTACAGGTCGGCGCAGTAGTCGCGTACCAGGGCGGAGCCGGAGGAGTGTTGCAGGGCGAGCGCCCGGTGTTCGTGGTTGCCCATCAGGTAGACGGTCGGCTTCGTGCGCTCGAGGAAGTTCTCGCCAGCCTCGACGTCGGCGATGAGGGACTCAGCCCCTTCGGCGTCGTTGCCAGCCCCACGGCGCAGGGATCGGAAGTCGAAGCAGTCGCCGAGGTGGACGCGGACGGTCGGCTTGTAGTCCTTGATGAACTCGACGAGGGCCTCGACGGCGTTCTCGTCCATCATGTCGCCGTGATTGTCGCCGAAAGCGACGAAGCGGGTCGGGGTGCTCATCGGGCGTTGATGTAAGGGATGGGCTTGCCGGAGTCGAAGGCCGCCAGCATCTCGTCACGGCGCTTACGGGCGGTCTCGAGGTCGCTGGCGATGTTCTCGACGATGTCCTTGCCGCGACGACGCAGGCGGAACCACCAGCAGTCGCCGAGCTTCTGGAGGTGGTGGTTCGGGTTCTCGGCCTTGATGTAGGCCGGCTTGTCGTTGCGTCCCGTGCGCGTGAACTTCGGGCAGGCGAGGAGAAAGGCCACGCGGTCAGGCGACAGGCCGACCTTGTTCGCCCATGCGAGCGTCTCGGGGTTCAGAGTCTCCATGACTTGGCTAGGTTGCGTCCTTCGGACATGATCTGATTACGGGCGTTAGGCTTGAAGATGTACTCCTGGTCGAACAGGTGGGACGCGCGTATCTCGGCGATGGAGTCTAACTCCTCGTCGTTGGCTGGACCGACGCCAGCGGTGGCGACGTAAATGGTGCGGACGCGCCAGCCTTTCTCCCAGAGGATGTCCTGGCAGACGCGCAGCTCGTTGACGTAGCGCCAGTCCGAACAGACCACGGTCTCGGGACTGGGCTGGTCGGCGTGCTTCATCACCGGGCACCAGTTTGCGAAGTGACGGGCGAAGACGTCCCGGTCTAGGCGCCGTGCGAACTTCCCGGCGTGGACGAGGAAGTCGCGGTTGTCCACCTTGAAGTCCTCCTTGAAGAAGTCCCCGTCAAGGCCGAGATAATCCATGTAGTGGTTCGCGGCCTCCTTGAGTGCGTCGGCGAAGTTGATGTGTTCGGCGGGGCGGGTCGCCCATTCGAGCAGGCCGGAAGCGAGGGTGGACTTGCCCGTCCTTGCGTATCCGCAGATCAGGACGAGGGTGGGAGGAGCCATCGGCGTGGGAGCGTCGGTCACTTGGGTTAGAAGGGCGGATTCTCGGGCGGGGCTTCCTGCACGACGGGCTTCTGGGAGCCCTTCGGGAACGTCAGCTTGTACTTGAACTGAGGCTTGCCGTTCCACTCGCCGTTCGGGATGGCCTCGACGCCGATGAGGCAGGTCTTGCCGCAGGCGGGTTCGATGTATTGCAGGAACTCGGCGGGGGTCGCGTCCAAGCGGATCTCCTCGGTGAACTTGCCGGCGAACTTGCCGACGAGCATGGCGAGGGGCTTGGCGTACTTGGAGCCGTAGGACTTGCTCAGGCAGTTGCCCTGGTCGTCGAGGAAGAAGAGGCGCGCGGAGGAGGTGCCGTCTTCGTTGTGCTTCACCTTCTCGAACTTCGGCTTGATGAGCTTCAGTTTGTAGGTGCCGGACACCTCGATGGACTTGAGCGGGGGGCGGTCGTTGTTGGGCGGGTTCATGTTAGGCGAAGTTGATGTTGGTGGCGGCGGTCGGCTTGGCGGCGATGTCGATGGTCTGGATCTGCTGCGGATAGGCAGGCCAGACGCCCGAGGCGGTGCATTCCTTGTAGAGGGTCAGCGCCTTCTCGAAGTCGAACGCGGCGCCAGTCATCAGTTCAGGCCCGAGTTCGTAGACGGCGTGAGCGTAGGGCGGCTCCTTCTCGACGGCGATGAAGCGGAAGCCAAGCACCCGGCACTTGTAGGCGGACTCGACGGCGTGGCGGTAGAAGTAAGCCTGGAGGGCGTACTTGTATTTGCGGACGGCCTGAAGGAAGCCGTGCGGGGATGCGTCCTCGCAGGTCTTAAGGTCGTAGATGTAGCCGTCGTCAGAGATGCCGTCGATGGCGCACTTGACGAGCGTGTCGCCGATGAAGGCGGTGAACATAACCTCGGTCTTCGAGAGGACGATGCCGTTGGCCTTCATGCAGGCGGCGGCGGAGTTGGCGACGGCGTCGACAAGGGCACCTTCCTCGGCGGTCAGGATGGACTTGCCTTCGTTGGCGGTTACGAACTCGGCCCACTCGGCCTTGCCTTCCTTCGTGCGCTTGTCGACCTCGGGGGCGATGGCGTGGGTGGCGTTGTAGGCGTCAAGCCCTTCGAGGGCGAGCTTGTGGACGGCGGTGCCGACGCGGAGGGCCTTGGAGTCCTCGCGGTTGCGGGCGAGGTACGCCTGGTAATGAGCGGGAGACTTGAGCAGTTCCTTAGCGCCGGATTGGTTCAGCGCTTGGATGCCGTCATAGATGACGCGTTCGGTGATGAGGTCGGGCATGGTGATCGGGTGTTGGTGTTCTGGTTTGGTTGTGGTGGGAAAGGTCAGAGAGAGTCGTCCTCGGGGGCTGACTCCTCGACGCTGGCGGAGATGCGGCGCACGTCCTCAAGGGCGGCCTCACCGGCATTCTCCATGGCCTCGAGCGTATTGCGGAGGACACGGAGCTGAACGACGAGCACGTGGACGCGGTCGTGCAGGGGCTTGACCTGTGCGGACTCGTCAGCCGTCTCGACGTGATCGGTGAAGACGCTGAGTTCGGTGAGCGCAGCGGAAGCAAGGTCGGAGACGACGGCGAGGTCTTCGACGTGCATCTCTACCCGGGAGGCGAGCGACTTGACGATGGCGAGGTCGCTGGTGACCTTCTCGACGAGGCGCTGGATGTTGTCGCGGTTGGTCATTGGCGGACGGGCGTGAAGGTAAGTTCCTTTATCTCGCCGTTAGGGGCAAGGGTGAAATAGCGGACCTGCGAGCGGATGAGGGACGGGTAGGTCTTGCGCTTCCACGCGTTGAGGTCGGTCAGGAAGTCGGCGTGCTTACGGGCGGTCAGTTCGACGTAAGGGTAGCCGTCCAAGAGGAGCAGCAGGGCGTACTGATTGCGGACGGTGGCCGCGATGCGTTCGATGCCCTTGGGAACGTCAGCCATCAGAGTTGCCCGGTCTTGGCGCGGTTCCACTTGGCGATGGTGGCGATCACGACGGCCTTGGCGATGGCGTCGAGCTGAGAGGACTGGGCGATGTCGTCGAGGACGCGGGCGAGTTCGTTGCCGGCGTAGCGCATCTCCGCAATGGTCTTGGCTTGGTTCTCGGCGCGGGCTTCGGC